AAAATAGATGCGTTTAATCTTCTACACTTCTTTTCAAGTAAGATGAAAAATAAAGATGAAATGCATATGATGCACTATCTCTACATGATTGCGAGTAAGTGGTCTTATAGAGATTGGAGAAAAGAGGGTTATCCATATAACGTGCCAAAGATGTTAAACTTGGGTGGCACTCCACTAAACTCTGCAATCATTGCTGCTTTGCAAGTAGTCCCAGAGTTTAAGAAAGTAAATAACGTCCAGAAAGTTCATACGATTTTCCTTACTGATGGTGCTAGTCACAAAATCGGTGGTGTTCATAAGTATCAGACTCATAATGGTGAAACTCTTGAGAGTTACGAGGGTATCTATGGATATGGTGTTGGTCGTTCTGTCTATGTTGATCAGAAGTTCGGTAACAAAGTCAGCTCTGACTCATACAATGATGATCGGGATACCCAGATGAGTGCTTTTCTAGATCTTCTAAGAAAAAGAGTGCCTGATATGAGTGTGACAAACTTCTTTGTTGCTGGTTCTGGTAGGAAGGGTTTTGTAAAACCATCTGAAGTAGAATATGTTATGGGTTATGGTAGTTACGATGCCTCATTTGAAATCGCAAAAAAGATTAAAAAAGAAAACGTGGGTATCGTTCCAAATGCACAAGGTTTTGATACTGTCTATATCTTGCCTGGGTTAGGTGGTATGGATATGGACTCTGAACTTGATGTCGAGGTTGGTGCGAGTAAGGCTCAACTGAAACGTGCGTTTTCAAAAATGTCGGTTGGTAAGATTGTCAATAGACCATTGTTAAATAATTTTATAAAAATGGTTGCATAACACTTGACAAACAAAACGAATCGTGTTAGCATATATATATGATGAGAATTGAAAGAGAGGTTACATTATGATTTTTTCACCACAAAAACAAAAGTTCGTAGATTCTGCAACTGAAATGTTTGGTATCGGAACTGTGATTAACAAACAACAAGTGCGAGAGGCATCTGCAAATGCTGGTGTGCCACTTGCTGGTTGGTTTATGAAACAATACAAGGTTGCACATAACCAGTTCAAGTTGCCTGGAGAGGTTGCTCCAACAACGATAGTAAACACTCCAACTGAAACAGAGAGTGCTGTTGTGAATTTGATTGCATCTAATATGGAACGTCAGAATTTAGTTCCTAGTGCCTTTGAGGGTTTTGTTCCTTGGGGTCACTTCAAGGACATTAAACAGATTGTCAAGTCTGGAATATTTTATCCAGTCTTTACCACTGGTTTGTCTGGTAATGGTAAGACACTTATGATCGAACAGGTTCATGCCGAGATGGGTAAGGAACTGATTCGTGTGAACATCACTATCGAAACTGATGAAGATGATTTGCTCGGTGGTTTCCGTTTGGTCAATGGTGAAACCAAGTTTGTGCCTGGCCCAGTTGTCGAGGCAATGGAACGTGGTTGCACTTTGCTTCTTGATGAGTGTGACTTGGGTTCAAACAAGTTGATGTGTCTGCAACCAGTTCTTGAAGGTAAGGGTGTTTATCTCAAGAAAGTCAACAAGTGGATTACTCCAAAAGAGGGTTTCAACGTGATGGCAACTGCCAACACTAAAGGTAAAGGTTCAGAGGATGGACGTTTCATTGGAACTAACATTCTTAACGAGGCTTTCCTAGAACGGTTTGCAATTACTATCGAACAACCATACCCTGCTGCATCAGTCGAGAAAAAGATTGTTCTTGGTTCGATGAAAAAGTATGGTGTTGTAGATGAGGACTTTGCAACTAATCTGGTCACTTGGTCTGAAGTTATTCGTAAGACCTTCTTTGATGGTGGTGTTGATGAGTTGATCTCAACTCGGCGACTAGACCACATTGCAAAATCGTTTTCGATTTTCAAGGACAAACAAAAGTCAATCGAACTTTGTGTGTCGAGGTTCGATCAAGACACTAAAGAATCCTTCTTGGATCTATACTCCAAGATTGATGCTGGTGTAAATCCTTTAGAGGAAAATACTCCAGAGGAAACATTAGAAGAAATGGTTGAAGAATCAAAATTCTAAAAAAAGTTAATGTAGGGGTTGTAATTTAGGATTACAATCCCTATATATAATAGGACAATGCCATTAAGGGTTGTCACGTTAGTCTTGCTTTTATAAGGAGAAAAAAATGGTAAGAAACGCATTAAGTCTTATTGACAATTTTAATCAAATCACCCCCTATGCCGTGGGTTTTGAAAGACAGTTTAATCGTCTAAACGATTACTGGAATCATCAACAACAATCCACAGGCTTCCCCCCATACAATATTCAGAAAGTAACTGATTATGGATATGAAATTACTATGGCACTTGCTGGTTTTGATAAATCAGATATTGAAGTCGAGGTCGCACAAGGTGTGCTTACGATTCGTTCTGTAAAAGAAACAAGTGAAGAATCTGATGAGTGGACTATACACAAAGGTATCTCATATAGAAAGTTCAGCCGCAAGTTTACTTTAGCAGATGATGTTGTAGTTAATGGTGCAAAATTAGAAAATGGACTTCTAACTATTTCTCTGGAACAGATTATCCCAGAGGAAAAGAAACCAAAACTTATTGAAATTAAATAAAAAAAATACCAAAGAGGGGTTGACACATAACCCCTCTTTGTGGTATTATGGTCAGAATAACAAATCTATAGATAAGGAGCCTATATTATGGGAATCAAAGTTTTTGACTTGCCACCAGAAGGAATACAAGATGGTGCAGTAGCAAAGTTAGATGAAAATATGTCCACTACATCACAAGATGTAAAACCAGAGATCATTACTGAACAAGTGTCTCCAGAAGATCCAATCATTAAAAAAGTTAAAATGCCTGATGGTGTAACATACCCAGAGGGTTCTGAAGAATACGACAGAATTGTAAAAGAATACAAACTTGAAAAACCTGGCATCAAAGCTGCAATGAGAACTAAACTCGCAGTCCATATGATGAAGGTTGAAATTCCAGAACAAGTCATTGATGAACTAAATGACCATATTGATAATGTTAATATCCCAGCAAATGATGATTATTCAGATGGATTGGTCGGTCAGATCAATCGTGATAAAAAATCTGCACAACTAAGTTTTCCTCTTTTGGATGGTAGTGTTGGTGAACAATTCAAAAAGATTATTGATCAGTGTTGCAAAACATATATGCAACAAGGTTATGGTCAAGATGTGACTGCTGATGCATTTGAGGCTTGGACAGTTCATAGTTATGCTGGTGACTATAATCCATTGCATGATCATGGTTGTAGAACTGAAGCAGGACTTTCGATGATTATGTATCTAAAAGTTCCAGAGTGTATTCAGAAACAACCAGATCCATCAGAGTTAGGTGGTGGTGTAGATATCAATCACGCAAGTGGTGTTGTAGATGGATACACATATTTCAACTGGGGTCAGAACGTAATGAGAGATGTTGTTGCACTAAGACCTGTTACAGAAGAATATGTAAAGCCCGAAAAAGGAACTCTTATTATTTTCCCAAACTGGTTGAGACATTCAGTCAATCCATTCTTTGGTGAGGGTGAGAGAAGAACATTCTCTGCAAACGTAAACTTATTTAACAATCAGAACTTCAAGATAAATGGTAAAGCTTTTGGTGAAATGTCTGATGAAGAAAAAGAAGGAATCGTATCACAGTTTCGTGGTAGGAAAAAAGTAAACAAAGTAACTGGAGCAGAAATCAAAGAATGATAGATTACAAATATGATGAGGGTAAGACTTTGGCAGAGCTGAAGTCTTACATTGACCAAACATATGATCAACACTATAGTCAAAACAACTTTCAGGCTACAGAGTTTATTATTGATGGTGGTCATGGTGAAGGGTTTTGTATCGGTAACATACTCAAGTATGCACAACGATATGGAAAAAAGAACGGCAAGGATAGAAATGACTTGCTAAAAGTAATACATTATGGTATTATCGCATTATATGTAGATAAATTGGAGAAAACAAAAAATGAAACTAAGTAATCACACAACTTCAGTGCTGAAGAACTTTGCAACTATAAATCAAAATCTCGTAATCAAAGAGGGTAACGAGATGTCAACAATGTCTGCGATGAAAAACATCATTGCTCGTGCAACTGTAGAGGAGACTTTTCCAAAAGAGATTGCTATCTATGATTTGAATGAGTTCTTAGGAGCTCTATCATTGTTTGAGAATCCTATCTTAGATTTTTCTGATAGTTATGTAACAATCACTGAAGAGAATAAACCATCAACTAAGATGAAGTATTTCTATTCAGATCCATCAGTCGTTACAAGTCCTAGTAAAATGATTACTATGCCGTCTAATGAAGTCAAGTTCACAATGAGTAATGATGACCTATCAAAACTCAAAAGGGCTGCATCTGCAATCGGAGCACCAGACATGGTGTTAGAAAAAAATGGTAGTGGTTCTTCACTTACAGTAAAAGATAAAAAGAATGATACTGCAAATAATTATTCTTTGGATGTAAATACTCAAAGTGATGGTGAGTTTAACTTCTTCTTCAAAGTAGAAAATCTTAAACTACTTGATGGAACTTATGACGTAGAGGTGTCTGCTAAAAATATCAGTCATTATAAAAACAAGAGTAGTGATATAGAGTATTGGATTGCTCTTGAACCCGAATCAACTTATACAGTTTAAGTTGGGGGTTATATTATGGAAGATTTTTTGTGGGTTGAAAAATACCGCCCTAACACTATTCGTGACTGTGTTTTACCAGATGAACTAAAAAAGACCTTTGGACTATTTGTTCAAGACAAACATATACCTAATATGATTTTAAGTGGTGGGCCAGGCGTTGGTAAAACCACTGTTGCAAAAGCAATGATAGATGAAATCGGTTCAACGTATATGATGATAAATGGTTCAGAGGAATCTGGTATTGACGTTCTACGAACTAAAATCAAAAACTTTGCATCTACTGTATCTCTTGAGGGTGGTAGAAAGTATCTGATCATTGACGAGGCAGACTATCTAAATCCTCAATCAACACAGCCTGCTCTGCGTGGTTTCATGGAGGAGTTTCACAAGAACTGTGGATTTATTCTGACTTGTAACTTTAAGAATAGACTGATACCACCACTTCATTCTAGATGCAGTGTCGTAGATTTCATTATCCCTAATAGTCAGAAACCAAAACTTGCAAGTAGGTTCTTTGCAAGAGTCGGTGATATTCTAAATAGTGAGGGAGTAGAGTTTGAACCTAAGGCTGTTGCAGAACTTATGAATAAGTTCTTCCCAGATTGGAGAAGGGTTCTAAATGAGTTACAAAGATATTCTGCATCTGGTAAGATAGATGCTGGTGTCTTAGTAAATCTATCAGAGAGTAATCTTAGTGAACTTTATAAAAGTCTTAAAGATAAAAATATTACCGAAGTTCGTAAGTGGGTTGTCAACAATCTGGACAACGATCCAGTTCGTATTTTTCGTAGGGTTTATGATTCCCTTTATGATAATCTGGATAGTTCCACTATTCCTCATGCTGTCGTTATCCTTGCAGAGTATCAATACAAGTCAGCCTTTGTCGCAGACCAAGAAATAAATATGCTTGCGTTCTTCACAGAGTTGATGGGACAGGTGAAGTTCAAATGACTTATGAACTCAAGGATTATCTAAATGCAATCAATCACGAAAAGAAAAATCTGATGGATACAGATGACGAGATGTGGGAAAAGAAGTATCCATCATTTATTATCAACAAATGTCTTGCACCATTTCCAGACACTATAATGCTTGTCAACGAAATGAACAAACACCACCACCTAGATAAAAAGTTGCAGTTTGACTTTTTACTAAATAGTGTAAGAACAAGGAAAAGATATGTTCCTTGGATGAAGGCGAAAAAACTAAAAAACATAGAGTGTGTTAAAGAGTATTATGGTTACAGTAATGAAAAGGCAAAGTCTGCTCTTAACTTACTTAATGATGAACAGATAAAAACTATCAAGGATAGTTTGAATAAAGGTGGAAAAAATGGAAAGCATTAATTGGACACAAGAGCAAATGCTTGAAGTTGAACTGAAAGAACCAGATGACTTCCTAAAGATTCGTGAGACTCTTTCACGAATAGGCGTTGCTTCCAGAAAAGAAAAAGTATTATATCAATCATGTCATATCTTGCACAAACAAGGTAAGTATTACATTGTGCATTTCAAAGAGCTGTTTGCACTTGATGGTAAACAGACTAATCTGTCAGAGAATGATATTGCAAGACGAAACACAATCGCAAAACTATTAAGTGATTGGGGTCTAGTGAATGTTAAAGGCACGACAGACGTAACTGCACCACTAAGTCAGATAAAGATTATCTCATTCAAAGAGAAAGATGACTGGACACTTGAAACTAAATACAACATAGGTAAAAAAAGAGAGGCTTAGTTTTGGAGAAGTTCAGTTCATTCATTACAGAACAGAAAGAGGAGTCGTATAGATTAATTGTGTTCAACAACTCAAATGAAGATGTGCGAGATGTTGGTAAAAGAGAAAGACCAGATTTTAAGTTGTACACAGATTCAGCAAAAAAAGTTGGTATTGAAATTTTTAATGTTGAGTATACTGGTCTTTTTGTTTCTGAAAGTAATGGAAAACTGTTTATAAATTCTTTTGAATTTGACGATGATGGTGTTGTGATTATGCCAACTGAATCTGGTGGTGCAAAGTATCAGAAACCAATTGAAATAAATCCAGATAATACTTTGATATTTGCAAGAGGACTAGGAACTTTTGGTTACACCACAAATAGAAGATGGGTAGATATAATTAGAGGGCTAGAAGATAAAGGTTTCAAAACTATACCATCTATAAAAACATGGGATGTGTGTTCAAGCAAATATTATTGCGATCAACTTTTCAAACAAAACAATTTAAGAAGTCCAATAACAGTTCCGATAACATATTCAGATGATTCTGAAAGAGCTGTAAAAGAGGGTGGGTTAAAGTTTCCATTGATACTAAAATCATCTAGTGGTAGTCAAACTGGAGTTGGTGTTATCATAATGGAAAGTATGAAGTCTCTGCACCCCACTGTTCAGATGTTAAGTTTTTTACAACCATATGTGGATCTTCTAGTTCAAGAGTATATCAAGATTGATTATGATATTAGAGTTTTAGTGGTAAATGGTGAAGTGCTTGCGTCAATGAGAAGAAATGTAATGGATGATGATATTAGGAGTAATGCCTCCTTGGGCGCAAAAACAGAATCAATAGAACTTACAGATATGGAAAAAGAGACAGCAATAAAAGTAGCACAGTTGGTTGACGGTGATTTAGTTGGTGTAGATTTACTACCAGCAAAAGATAGGGAAAAAGAGCAACCATATATACTTGAAGTTAATGCGACACCAGGCTTAGGTGGCATTGAAGAGGTTACAAAAGATAAAAGTGTAACACAGGAAATACTAAAAATATACATGAACAGAGAAAATTGGAAATAGGAGAAAAGATAATGGCTTGTATAGGACACCAAATGTTAGATGCGTTGAGAGCAAAGTATGAAGCACAGTACAAAGAGGCAGAGGTCACTTTGAAAGTGTATGCAAACAATCCAGTTGCGATTGGAGAACATCCTCAACATATTGAAGAGATGGATAAACTTGTTAGTGCAATGGCTGATGCACAAGACAATCTTGATATCATCAACAAGGTTTATGACGATAAACAAATGTTGGTTGACTAAACATAAAAAGTGTGATATATTTACATAATGAACTTTTACACCAATATTACTCAATGGGGTAACTATCTGTTATTAAGAGAAGTTGTGAACGGAGAAAGACTTGTCCGTAAGGTCAAGTATTCTCCCACACTGTACGCTCCTGTTGCAAAACAGACTGAGCATACAACTCTCTGTGGTAAATATGTCACACCTATTAAACACAATACTATCAAAGAAGCAAAAGAATGGTTGGAGTCTTACAAGAACCAACCACATCTTATCTATGGTAGCAATATGTATGCGTATAATTATATCGCAGAACAATATCCTAATGATGTAAGTTGGGATATTGACCAGATACTTATTGTCACGATTGATATTGAGGTGCAGTGCGAAAATGGTTTTCCTAATCCAAAGGATGCCATAGAACCACTGTTATCAATCACAGTTAAAAACCATCAAAGTAAAAAGTTTGTTGTCTGGGGTATCGGTGAATTTACTAACAATCGTGATGATGTAACTTACATTGAATGTGAGAGTGAAATACATCTAATCAAAGAGTTTCTTACTTTCTGGGAAAGACACCAGCCTGATGTCATCACTGGTTGGAATACAGAGTTTTTTGATGTGCCTTATTTGTGTAATCGCATCAAGAATCTTTGTGGTGAAGATGAACTCAAAAGATTGTCACCTTGGAGAAACGTATCTGATAAAGAGATTTACAAGATGGGTAGACGGCATCAACTGTATGACATACAAGGTGTTGCACATCTAGATTATTTTGATTTGTATCGTAAGTTTACATACACTGCACAAGAATCATATCGTCTTGACCATATTGCATATGTAGAACTTGGTGAGAAAAAGTCTGGTAATCCATATGAAACATTTAAGGATTGGTACACAAAAGATTTTCAATCTTTCCTAGAATATAACATTCAAGATGTGGAACTTGTCGATAGGCTTGAAGATAAGATGAAGTTAATTGAACTTTGTCTCACCATGGCCTATGATGCAAAAGTAAACTTCATGGATGTTCTTGGTTCTACAAAATACTGGGATATTCTAATCTACAACTTCCTACTTAAAAAGAATATCGTCATACCACAAAAGAGAAAATCAGAAAAGTCAGAAAAGTTTGAGGGTGCGTATGTCAAAGAACCACAGCTTGGTATGCACAAGTGGGTTATGTCTTTTGATCTGAACTCATTGTATCCACATTTGATTATGCAATATAACATATCACCAGAAACACTTGTTGCACAAGACAAGGTGAAGGATATGTCAGTTGATAAACTACTTGACAAAAAGGTAGATACATCAATACTCAAAGGTGTAACACTCACACCAAATGGTGCATTGTTCAAAACAACAAAAAGAGGATTTTTGCCTGAGATAATGCAGTCCATGTATGATGATCGTGTCAAGTATAAGAAACTTATGTTACAGGCAAAGCAAGACTATGAGAACACCAAGAACCCAAAACTACTCAAAGATATTGCAAAGTATAACAACATCCAACTTGCTAAAAAGATTTCTCTCAACTCTGCATATGGTGCTATTGGTAATAATTGGTTTCGTTACTATGATCTTTTGGTTGCTGAAGCAATTACTACTTCTGGTCAGTTATCTATTCGTTGGATTGAGTCTGCTGTTAACGACTATCTTAATGACTTGCTTAAAACCAATAATGAGGATTACGTTGTTGCGTCAGATACAGACTCGATATATGTTGTTTTTGACAAACTTGTTGATAAGGTTTTTAAAGAAGAACAAGATTCCTCCAGAGTCGTCCCATTCTTGGATACAGTGGCCAGAGAGAAAATTGAACCTTTTATTAATAAGAGTTACGAGGATTTGCATCAGTATGTAAACTCGTATGAACAAAAGATGGAGATGTCCAGAGAGGTGATTGCAGATAAAGGTATCTGGACTGCAAAGAAAAGATATATTCTTAACGTGCATGATAACGAGGGTGTCAAATATAAAGAACCGCAACTCAAGATCATGGGTATCGAAGCTGTCAAGTCATCTACTCCAGAACCTTGTCGTGAGAAGATTAAAGAAGGCCTGAAGATTATTATGAATGGTACAGAGAAAGAACTCAACACATTCATACAGAATTTTCGTGAGGAGTTTATGACACTACCACCAGAGGAGATTGCGTATCCTAGAAGTGTAAATGGATTGTCAAAGTTTAGTGATTCCAATCAGTTGTTTGCAAAGGGTGCTCCTATTCATGTGAAGGGTGCGATCCTATATAATCATTTGGTTCGTAAAAATAAATTAGGTAACAAATATCCATACATTCTTGAGGGAGACAAAATCAAGTTTATTAATCTAAAACAACCAAACGTGTATCAGTGTAGTTCAATATCTTTTATAACTTTTTTACCAAAAGAACTTGACTTTCACAAAATAATAGACTATGATATACAGTTTGAAAAGTCGTTTGTAGAGCCACTTAACTTTATATTGCAGAAGATAAATTGGTTGGTGGATCGAAGTTATGGAACACAAGGAACATTAGAGGAGTTTTTTGTATGAACAAAGAACAATTAAAGAAATATATAGAAGAAGTAACATGGGATGATGTTAAAGACTTACCCCATACGAATAATCGTATGTATCATAATGATATAGTTGAAAGAAAAGATGTAGAGTCAAATACTACTGGTAGACTCTATTTAATAATATTTGAAGAACCTAATGAGGATGGTAAAGATAGATATTTTGGTTCACAAACTACATCTACAGTTGCAATTTTTATGGAATCAGATTATACAAGTTCAACAGAAACACAAACCTTTTTTGACTCCATGAGTGGAAAAGATTGGAGAATTATTTGTTTAAAAGTTGGTCAAGACTCATCTATTCTTGTAGAGGAGGAAAAGGTGTTAAAAGAAATTGACGCAGTTAACAATGTTCCATTCTTTAACGAAAGTAATGTTAGTGGCACTAAGTTAAAAACTTTAGGTATTCAAGAAGAAATATTTGATAAAATCATAAACAATATTCAAAATGAAGTATATAAAACTGGAAAAGATACTATTAATCACATATACAATTTGCGCCGAGCTCAACCTAGAATGTTTGATATAAATTTAACTCATGTAAATAATATTGGAAAAGATATAGAAGCAACTAAAGGTAAAGCAATAAAGACTATTAGACCAACTATTCTTTTAGAAGATTTTTATGGCCCAGGGCAACACCAAAGAGGTGGTAATACACATTCAATCGAAGCAATGATGAAAGAGAATGTTAGAAGGTATGTAAAAGAATTAAAAGTTATTTTTGTTCCCAAGTCAGATTGGAGTAAGTGTTCTCCAGAAACATTAAGAGATATTTTACGTTGGGATAATGCAAAAGATGAACCAATCTCTCGTATGAATACTGATGAAGAGGAAATCATTGAAAGCTGTCTTGATTTATGTTTAAAGTATGGTTTATCTCACAAAGATGAAAGAGTTAGAAAGAGAGCTCGTATGTTGGGTGCTTCTTCCTCAACAGATTGGGATAAAATCCGTCCAAAATTAAGAGTCCGTCTTAATGGGGAAATATCTGATAATGAACTTCCACCTAACATGGAGAGAATAATTTATACAGATGCTGATATTAAAGAAATTGAAAATCCAAAAGATAAATCAGATAACCATGATATTAAAGTTATATCTACAGTATATGCTGCTAATGGTTTTAATGGTTGGGATTTTTTTGTTAGATGGTTAGATGACCCTGCTAATTTAAAAAGAACTTTACACACACCATTTTTACATGGACGTTCAAGTTTTAAAAAGTATGCAGATATGTGGCCCGATAAACAAAAAGACTTGATTCCAATAATTGAAAACTTATTTAAAGCATATGGTAAAGAAGGTCATTGGACATGGGATGTTTTAGCTAGATGGCAACCAAAGAAAAATAAAGTTACAGTAAATGATTAAACAACTATTAGAAAATCATATATTGGAAAAAATACACCCCCAAGAAGATGTTGCTGTACTTTTATCTGGTGGAGTTGATAGTTTATGTGTCGCAACTGCGATTCATGACCTTGGATACAAAGTTGTTGCGTATAGTTTTCATTTAGAGGATGATGTATCTTACGATTATGAGAAGGCAAAAGAAGTATCTGAAATAATGGGTTGGGAGTTTAATAGTGTAATTGTTCCCACATCAAATTTAGTAGATGATTGGCATAGATTAGTAAAACTAGGTTGTCGTAAGAAGGTTCACTTTGAGTGCTTATTCCCATTTCTATACGTTTACCCAAAAATTTACCAGCGTTATGTGGCCACAGGATGGGGTGCCGATGGGCTAATACCTAATGGTAAGACTGCGGTTATGAGATATAGTAATCCTAAGAAATGGAATAATCATTTAAAATATTGTGAAAAAGTAAAGATGCAATCAATTACATTTAATCAATATAGAAGAAATTATCTTGATGGTGATTGCGCTGGTTATAAAGAGCACACGGCTCTTGCAACTAAACATGGTAAGATTCATATCACTCCTTTCCTAGACTCAAAGGTTAGAGAATATCTTATGGATTTTTCATGGCAAGAGTTAAATATTCCTAGACAAAAAGAAATTTTAAGAAAAGACTTTACTAACCTTGAAAAGTATGGTAAGGTACGTCAACATATAAATTTACATCTTGGTTCTAACATTAATAAGTTATTTGAAACTCTGCTAAATAATAGTGACATAAATTTTAATAACAGAAAAAGAATGATGGACGTTTGTAGAGATTGGTATAAAAAGGAAAGACATGGTATATTACCCATATAATTTAAAAGATGTGAATGATGCATCTGCACAAGAAAAGTTTACTGTAATATCTACTTTTGCTGGTGGTGGTGGATCTTCAACAGGTTATCGTCTTGCTGGTGGTAAGATACTTGCGGTGAACGAGTTTGTAGAGGAGGCAAGAACCACTTATGGTCAAAACTACCCAGCAACTCCAATATTACCAGATGACATAAAGAAGTTATCAGGCCAAGAGTTTTTAGATATCACTGGACTAGAGGCTGGTGAATTAGATGTATTGGATGGTAGTCCACCATGCTCTGCATTTTCGGTCGCAGGTAATATGTCACATGGTAAAGGTAATACACACAAAAATGCATTTGGCAAAACTAAAGGTTACAGTGATATCAAAGAGGTTACAAATGTAGAAGATTTATTTTTTGAGTTTCTTAGAGTTGCAGAGGTTATTAAACCAAAAGTTATTATCGCAGAGAATGTTGCAGGCTTGACTATGGGTGAGGCCAAAACATATTTTAACAAGATTCAAAATACATTTGAAGACATAGGATACGATGTATCTGCAAAAGTTTTAAACAGTGGTTACTTTGGTGTACCACAAACTCGTAATCGTGTTTTCTTCATAGGAATTAGAAGTGACATAACAGAAAAAGTAGGGTTGACATTTTTGAATATTTCTAGTATATTTCCAGTAGAAAGTAAAGATGTAATCCCTTTAGGTCAAGCACTAGAGGGTTTAGTTTATGATGAGGAAGAAGTAAAGACATTGACAGAGAAGTTTTCTAAAACTGCATATTGGAAAGACACTGGCAGTAAGATGCCTAACAATCCAGATAAAGTTTTAACTGGTGCAGATTATCATCACAAGGGTCATCACTTTAATTTGAAAAGAGTATCACTCAAAGCTCCAGCACCAACACTTACTGCGATGGGTAGTAATGATACAACTGCTGGTGCGTTTCATTGGAGTGAACCTAGAAAACTAACGATAGGTGAACTGAAAAGAATACAATCACTACCAGATGACTTTGTTCTGACTGGTAAGTGGAATCAGAAGTCAGAACGTATCGGTAGAATGGTGCCACCACTACTACTAAAAGCTATCGCAGATTCGGTTTATGAAAAAGTTATAAAGGTATATAAGAATGGCTGACTTTACATTTGCACATAGAGAAGAAGGTTTTGATGAACACATTGAAAAGTCAATTCGTGGTTATAGTCATCTACTAAACGATGTGATAAATTACTCACGTTATTTTGTAGAGGATGATACAAATGTCGTTGATATTGGTTGTTCAACAGGAAAGTTAACACAAGCTCTCTTAGAAGAAAATGAGGATCATTGCACAAAGGCAACTTATGTTGGAGTAGAAATTGCAGAGGGTTTTTATGATGACTTAGATGGTAGACATGAACACATTAGTTCTACATATCCATGGGCTGATGTAAACTTTATCAAAGATGATATTCGTAATTATACATTTCAAAACTGTTGTTTAATTACATCTATTTTTACTTTACAGTTTATGCCACCTAGACATAGACAAGAAGTTCTTCAAAAAATCTACGAGGGATTGAATCATGGTGGTGCATATATATTTGCAGAGAAAACAATTTGTGAAGATGCACGACTACAAGACATGATGACATTTAATTACTATGACTATAAAAGAGAAACATTCACAACTGAAGATATCATGGACAAAGAACGAACACTTAGACATATGATGAAACCTAATACATGGACAGAGATATTGGATAATCTGTATCATGCTGGATTTGATGAAAGTAGAGTCCAGCCGTTCTGGAGAAACCACACATTTGTTGGTGCAATCGCAATAAAATAATGGAGTAAATATAGTGGAAAATTTAAGACTAGAAAAACCAAGACCTGGCTTGATAAAACAAGAGGTCTTGACTTACGAAAAAAAAGATGGTAAGATATGGATAACAACAGAAACAAGAAACTATCAAGGTGATGATGATTACATTGATAGTTGGAAATCAGAATGTATAGGTGGATTAAAATGAGTGATTTACCAACTAAAGAACAATTATTAAAAGATCCCATAACAGAGAAATTTGTATTCCTTACAAGTGAAAAATATCCAGATCAAACTTGTATTGGGCTTACAAAAGAAACTGATTTTTGGGGTGTGGTTTATAAATATGGGCGAGTTGTCTTGCCAGATGAAACTAAATTAAATTCCGAAAACAAGTTGAATTTAAAGTTTGAGTATGATATACTAGAAAACAATGGGATACCAAAAGAGAAGTTTGGAGATGACTTCTTTAAATTGCTAGGTGATATCTTGTACCACATTATCATTGTCCAAACACCAGACGCAGAGGAAATGAATGAATCAGACAATAGAGAAAACGACACTATCGAATCTAGTATTCAATGAGGATTACTGTAGAAAGGTTCTGCCTTTTCTAAAACCAGATTATTTTGATATCAGAGAAGAGAGGATTGTATTTGAAGAGATCACTAGCTTTGTAGATAAATATAAGAAGATGCCTACAAAGGTTTCTCTTGAGATAGAGATTGAGAACAGAAAAGATTTAACAGAGGTAGAACATGGTAAAGTCGTTGAGCTGATACAATCGTTAAACCCAGATGAAGTAGACTTTGATTGGTTAGTGGATACGACAGAAAAGTTTTGTAAAGATAAGGCGATTTACAATGCGGTTGTTGAAGGTATTTCAATCATTGATGGAAAAGATAAGAAACGCAGTCCAGATGCTATACCTAGCATCCTTACTGACGCCCTTGCAGTTTCATTTGATAATGCTGTCGGGCATGATTATTTTGATGATAGTGATAAACGGTTTGAGTTTTATCATAAGATAGAAGAACGCATACCATTTGATCTAGACTTTTTCAACAAGATTACAAAAGGTGGTTTGCCACAAAAGACTTTGAATATCGCACTTGCTGGAACTGGTGTCGGTAAATCTTTGTTTATGTGTCACATGGCTGCAAACTGTTTGTCTCAAGGTAAGAATGTTTTGTATATTACTTTGGAGATGGCAGAGGAACGTATTGCAGAACGTATTGATGCAAATCTTATGAATGTTTCTATGGAAGATTTACATGATCTGCCCAAGAAGATGTTTGATAACAAGATTGCAAGTCTTATGAGTAAGACAAATGGTAAGTTGATTGTCAAAGAATATCCAACTGCATCTGCACACAGTAATCACTTTCGTGGATTAATAAAAGAACTTGCAATTAAAAGAACCTTTAAACCAGATATCATATTCATAGATTATCTAAATATATGTGCATCATCTAGGTTCAAAGGAGCTACAAATGTTAATTCGTACTCTTATATCAAATCTGTTGCAGAGGAACTACGAGGGCTTGCCGTTGAGTGTAATGTTCCAATTATGTCGGCAACGCAAACAACGAGGGGTGGTTTCACCTCAACGGACATCGGGCTTGAGGACACATCTGAATCGTTCGGCCTCCCTGCGACTGCTGACTTCATGTTTGCACTCATCTCCAACGAGGAGATGGAAGAACTTGGACAGATACTTGTCAAACAACTCAAGAACAGATACAACGATCCAACAGTGAATAAAAGATTTGTTATTGGTATTGACAGATCTAAAATGTTGTTATACGATGTGGAAATGAAAGAACAAGATGACTTGGTTGATAATGGGCAAGAACCAGTATTTGATAAAACATCTTTCGGTGTAAAGTTCAAAGAAAACAAGTATGACGACTTCAAGGTTTGACCCATTATAAATAGTCATATAAAACTATTTGTACAAATGGGAGTTTGAAATGGGATTACGAAAATATATTCGTCAAGTCAGACCGATTCAAGAAAACCACATAAAACCAGATAATAAGATTCAATTTCTTTTTGTTGAGGAAGTACAACTTCCTACAGAGGTTTTTGGTGGACTGCCTTTTGAAAAATCAGAAAGACAATCGTCAGCAAAAAGAACTGTTATAATTGTTCGTTCTAAAGATAGAGAAACGGACAGAGATGAAATACTTAGAAATTTAAATCAAGCAGGGATATCTGCAAATCTTGGTTCTGCACAATCTAGTGTTGACCCTATTGACGGCACACATGATGGAATGAACTTTCGTATATTCGTGAAGCCTAGTGCTGGTGGTATGCAAGAAACTACATTAAACGCTAGTATTACAGAACTCTTTCCATGTATCGCATATGAAACTAAACACAATCCTAGTGATGTAGATGGTTTTCACAAATATTTAATGTCAGTAGAGGTATCAAAATTAAATTGTGTCGGTAGTAAAGATAGAGTAGCTGCACAAGAAACAATTAATAAGGCAGATACATCATCTAAGTTTGAAGAAAAAATGAACAATGCAATTGGTATAACTAGGTTTATCTATGATTCAAATAAAGATAAAGGAGTTAGCTCTGTATATTGGGGATATAGAACTAAACCAACTGGAGTTCCAAAAGGACACCCAGGCGATATGTTTTTAATATACAGTGATGGAAGTATTTTAGGAGTAAGTCTTAAAGCTGGTGGTAAAAAAACTTCTGAACCACAATTGAATACTTACACTAATCCAGTATTCAATGCATTTGGGCAACAAAAAAAACATGATTTACTTATGAGACAAGCATATGCACAAGTATATTCAAAAATCCCAAAAATGCCACCAATGAATAAATTTACAAAAGACAGAAAGACACAACAAGTCTTGAGAGATTTTGATAAAAAAAATAATAAACAGTACGAGGAATATTACGATCAATACTTAGAGATTATGAGAAAAGGTATTGTAGATTTATTTAATAGTGATAAGAAAAATTCATTAAGTTATATTAAAACACAGGTATTAAGAGATGCACCAGATGTTCCAACTAAAGTAATTAAGGCTGTAGGGTTAGATTATGAAGAGGTACAAGATAAAGATGAACTAGGGGTATTTTTACCACAAGTTCAGTTTGTGAAAGCATATGCAAGTAAAACATCAAAACAAGATTGGTTTATTGAACTTAAATCTGGTTCAGATAAACTTACAATGAAAATGTCAATACGAACAAATAAAGCTGGACACGCTGGACAAAAGAAGTTAGGACAATATAGTCTAGCAGTAAAATATAATGGACTTGTAAAGTAATGATTAGATTTGCAGAAATGTTGAATGAGGATCATGCTGGTAAGAATCTTCACTTGGAACACCTAGAAGATGAAATCATAAACAATGGTGTTGCTGGTGGCAGAGCTGCAATAAACTTTCTACGATCCCTAAGAGATATGTTAGCAGGCAACTCTCGTTCATCCATAAACATGACTGTCAAGTGGGATGGTGCTCCAGCAATATTTGCTGGTAAAGATCCAGAGGATGGTAAATTTTTTGTTGCAAAGAAATCAGTATTCAATGTAAGTCCAAAACTATACAAGACAGAAGCAGAGATAGATGATGATTTGTCTGGGGACTTGAACGCAAAGTTTAAGGTTGCACTTGCAGAATTTTCTAAACTAGGTATTGATGGTGTTCTTCAAGGTGACTTGATGTACACCGATCTGGATACCACAACAATTGATGGTATTAAGTATTATACGTTTCAACCAAACACTATCGTCTATGCAGTTCCAGTGGATAGTGATTTAGGTGCAACGATGAACGCATCAAAGATAGGTGTGGTATGGCATACCACTTACACTGGTGATGCACTACAAGATATGAAAGCATCATTTGGTGTAGATATAAAAGGATTGAATAAACCATCCTCAGTTTGGATGGATGATGCGACATACAAAGATGTTACTGGTAAAGCAACATTTAATCAGAAAGAAACAGAGAAAGTCACCAGTATATTATCTAGGACTGGTAAAACTTTTCAAAAAATAAATTCTCCACAACTGACAAAGTTTCTCAAGTTACAAGATAGTTTTACTGGGACACTTGCTGGTGCATCACTCAAGACATATAATAACAGTAAGGTTCGTGTTGGAGAAACGATTAAGAACCCAAAGGCTCATGCAAAAGGTTATGAGAAGTGGGTTGAGATGACAGTGCAAAAACAAATAGACAAAGCAAAGTCAGTGAAGGGTAAAGAAAAATATACAAAATTACAAAAAGAACTTGTAAGAGAAATCAGTAAACACACTAATAATCTAGTTCAAATTATTACATTTCAAAATTTACTTGTAGATGCAAAAATGGAAATCGTAAAAAAACTAAATAGTGTTAAGGGATTGACAGATACGTTCATCAAGACCGCAAATGGATTTAAAGTGACAAACCCAGAGGGGTATGTTGCGATTGATAGAGTTAGTGGTGGTGCTGTTAAACTGGTGGACAGAATGGAGTTCTCGTTTAACAACTTCACTGCGATAAAGGCATGGGACAAATGATAACATTTTTGGAACTTTACTCTGACATAAACGAGTTAAAGAAAGTAAATCTTGCACAAAGACGCAAACAAGCTCGTAGAATGGCAAAGATAACTAAAACTGCCGCCTTCAAAAGAAAGGTAGAGTTATCTAAAAGAAAAGTTGCGTCACCAGAAAAAATAAAAGTCAAAGCTGCAAAGTTGGCAAAGAAAAAAGTCCTAGACAAATTCTATCCACAATATAAAGAGATGCCTGTCCAACAGAGGGTCAAGATTGATCAGATGGTTGCGGCAAAGTATGGTGGTATGATTAATAAGATTGCAACAAGGTCTGTAAAAGTTGTAAAGAAAAAAGAACTAGAAAAAGTGAAACAGGCAAGAATGAGAAAACAAGATGCGTAAGTTTAGAGACATATTATCAGAGTCAAAGGGACAGATAGTATTTACCTTTGGTAGATTCAATCCACCTACAACTGGACATGAGAAACTTATGGATAAAGTTTCATCTGTTGCTGGTTCTAATCCATATCGCATCTATCCATCTCAAACACAAAATCCAAAGAAAGATCCGTTGCCATACTCTCTCAAAGTTGCATACATGAGAAAGATGTTTCCTAAACACAGAAGAAATATTATTGCAAGTAAAGACGGAAGAACTGCCATAGAAATCGCAGAAATGTTATACAAAGAGGGATTTACAGATTTGATCATGGTTGTTGGTTCTGATAGGGTCACAGAGTTCTCTACTTTACTCAATCGTTATAATGACGCACCAGACAAAAAAGGTAATCAGTTATTTAAATTTGACTCTATTGATGTCATATCTGCTGGAGAACGTGATCCAGATGCAGAGGGTGTTGAGGGAATGTCTGCATCAAAGATGAGAGCAGCTGCAACTGCTGGAGACTTTGACTCTTTTAAGACAGGACTACCATCTGGTTTTAGAGATGCACTAAAGTTATATAATGATGTTCGCAAGTACATGGGTATTCGTGAAGAACGAGAGATGGGAGATATGAATGACTTTGAAACTCTTAGAGATTTATATCTCACAGGTAAACTCTGGAATGTAGGAGATCTCGTAGAAGCAAATGGTGTAAAAGGTAAGGTCATTCGTAAAGGAACAAACTATCTGTCATTTGTAGATGAGAATAACAAAGTGCATAAAACATGGTTATACGATATTGATATTGAAGAACAGAAAAAGATCACAAAGGTAAAACAAGCAAAGGGTGAGGTCGGAGATGTAAAAGGGACACAGCCTGCAAAGTATTATGCAAAAGGTGCTGGTGGTAAAGATATGAAGAAGTCCACTGCTGTTGCTCGTGCAAGATTTTTTGCAAAGGGAAAAGATAAACCTGATGACGATCCATCATCTTACAAACCAGCACCTGGCGATAAGGGTAAGAAAACAAAACCATCACAATATACTCTAAAGTATAAGCAGATGTTTGGTGAAAAAGCAAAACAGGCAGTTGCTGGTGGTAAGGTTCAGAAACTTGTTACTGCTCATGGGTTAAAATACAAAGGTAAGAAATATGATGAAATAGATATGGAACTAAAAGGTATTGATAATAATACTCAAATGGTTACATTTAATATTATTCATCCAAAAGAAATATTTGGTAATGAAGTAAAAGTACCATTTAAATCTTTGAGAAGAGGGCCTTTCATGGCAACTGATACCTCAAAGATAGATGAAAGAAAACTTACTGGAACAGAAAAAGAAAAACTAAAAGACCTAGAAAAGAAAATTTCAAAGAAAGATTTTACTGATAGGTATGGTAAAGAAGGTGAAGCAATATATTATGCAACTCTAACAAAGATGGCAAAAAAAGAGGATGTAGATATGGAGTTCTATCGTTTAGATGAGAAAATTCAAGGACTGGTTAACAAGTCAAAAGAAACAGGTGTGCCATACTCTATACTTAAAAAGAGTTACGACAGAGGTATGGCTGCATGGAAAACTGGACACAGGCCAGGCACTACTCCACAACAGTGGGCAATGGCAAGAGTGAACTCCATGTTAACAGGGGGTAAGGCAGATCCAGACCTACAACCTAAAGCAAGAGCCGCAAAGAAGAAAAAGAAGGCCGCAAAAAAGTCAGAAGAGTTTAGTAGTGTCCAAGAGTGGTTTGAATCAAACGAAACAAGAGCATCTTATCAGTTGAGACATGGAGATGATTGGTGGTGGAAACTAAATGAAGTCCACGACAAGATGTTAGAAAAAACTGGTGAGTGTTGTGATGATTGTTCAGAAGAACTTGATGAGATGAAATCTAAAAGTTATGCTCTTGTGATTAAAGGAAAGGTTGTTGCTAAAGGGTCAAAGGCAGATATGATGAAACTCAAAAAACAAAAAGGTGGTGAACTTTATCTGTCGCCAGGGACAAAAATTGGTGACATGGTAGAGGAAGTTGAACTTGATGAAGCTAAATCCTCTACTGGTTACGAACTATATCACAATAGTTTTGCAAATGCGATGTCACACGCATATACGATGGCAAAGAAAATTCATCGTGTGGATATTGACAGAAATGAGATTGATGATAAAGTTGCAACTGGGCCTAGGAAACCATCTGTGGGTAAAACAAACAAGTACAGACTCAAGGGTAAAGGTGGAGTTATGCAAATCCAAGTTTACAATAGTGGAAATAAGATAAAACCATATGAGTTGAATATGTACAAAGAGGGTGTTGAACTTGATGAAAGTCTTGCTCGTAGAGATGCAAAAAGGGCAATGGCCAGAGACAAAGACATGAGGGCAAGAGGTGATGATGCAGATATTTCTGCCACACAGAAGGATGTAGAAAAGGCTGCAAATCATATCATCATGCAACTAAGAAAATCAGTTTCTATGAGAGGACAAAAAGACGTAGAATTTGCAAGTGGTAAAGAAAAGGTATCACCTCAAATTGCACAAAAAGCATTGGATATGTATAATAAAAAGAAAACCTCTGCTGATAAATCAAAGTTCCAAATGAAAATTGCAAAGTCCTATAGAGATTTACTACAAGGACTAAAAGAAAGTATTAATGAACAACCAGAACATGAAATCACAGTGGGTGATTATACCACAAAGTTTTTCTATATGTGTGGTTCTGCACAGAAGGTTATGAAAGCAAATGCAAATGTAGAGGGTGCAGAGGAACTCACTCGTATGCAAGATGATTTCTATGAGTTAGAAAAAGAGGCAATGGATGCTGGTGAAGCATCAGAGGAACAAAAAAAACAAGCAGTCGATTTATACAATAAAATTATGAAAAAGGCTGGTGAGATTGGACTTGCAGATGATATAGATGACTATATGAAAATGCATATTGATTCTATGATAAAGGGAAAACCAGAACTTGGTTTTGGTAGAACTGATGTCAAAGAAAGTCTATGGGCAAACATTCACAAGAAGAGACAAAGAATCAAAAGAGGTTCTGGTGAAAGAATGAGAAAGAAGGGTGATAAGGGAGCACCCACACCAGCACAAATGCAAAGAGCAAAAGGTGAAAACACTTTACTTAAATTTAATCAGATGGAACTAAAAAATGTATGGGGTGAAGTAACTGAAGCCGCAGAGTATCAAGGAAGAAAAGTTCAACTAAATAACCCTACAAAGGGTGATGTAAAAAAGTTTAAAGTATATGTAAAAAACGATAAGGGTAATGTTGTCAAGGTTGAGTTTGGTGATCCCAACATGGAAATCAAACGAGATGACCCAGCAAGAAGAAAAAGTTTTCGTGCAAGACACAACTGCGACAATCCTGGCCCAAAATATAAAGCAAGATTCTGGTCATGTAAGTTTTGGGAAAAAGGCAAATCTGTCACAGATTTGATGAAAGGATAGAGAAATGAAAAATACAACAAACATGACGGAACTTATGAAACAAGTTCAGGCCTTTGAGAAACCACAGAACTTAGATGAAGGGTTTGCCTCAGATGCACAAAGACGGGCTGCGTTTGCACAAGGTTATAAAGCAAAAGGTAAGAAGGACAAGAAAGATGAAGGAGTCCTTGATGAAGCAAAAGCAACTCTATCCAGATTTGGTGGAGACAGACTGAAGAGCTCTATTATGAATCTTGCAAAACAGAGAGGTCTGAAAGTAAAAGATTTAGGTAAAGATAAGATTGAGATTTCTGGTAATCAAAAAGTGGTCATGGCAATCACACTTGCAGTTCAGAAGAAAGATGTAAAGATTAACGAAGGCCCACCAAATACTCAAGCGACTCCAGATGTTGCTGCGATGCGGGCAGCCGGAAAGGCAAATGAGTTACCTAAAATTAAAGCAAAATCAAAACAGATGGTCGCAGTTGCTAAAGAAGAAGTTGATATTCAAGAAGATGGTCATACAGATGTTGCATCTGCAATTCGTCAGTGCAAGACTATAGTTGAGGATGCGATGCAAATCACATCAAAACTACAGACCATGAACCCAGAAGATTCACTACCAAGTTGGTGGACTAACAAACTTGCAGTGTCATCAAACAGTATGAATAAACTCAGAGACTATTTCTTAGTTCCAACCACAGAAGAAGTTGAACTAGAAGAGAAATCTGAATATGGCCCAGACATCAGAGGTGAGATAAGTCAACTCCAAAAAATGTTGAAGGGTTTGGAAAGAGGTAAGAAAACTCCTGGCAAGGGATTTGCAAAAATAAAAATCAAGGAATTAATTGCAGATTTAGAAAAAAGACAGGCACAGGATGATGCTGTAATTAAAATGCGTGGTGAAGAAGTTGAACTTGATGAGGTTGCTGGCGATTTATCAGATATGAAAAAATTAGTTGGTGAGTTACAGAACGCATCAAAGATGCATCTTGCACAATCTAAAAGAGTTAAGGCTCATGTAGATATGATGAAGGGTTCAAAAGATTTAGAACCAATTGTTGGTGAGTTAGAAAAGGCATCTCAAGCACACCAAAGACAATCAAAGACGATTGATGCACATATTAAAGGTATGAAAGAATACATTGAGGATGAACTTGATGAAATGAAAGAACCATTTGTAGTAGTTGATACTGCTGATGGTAATAAGGTTGTTGGAACTGCATCTGATGAGAAAGGTGCAAGATCAATCATTACTACTTCTCAACTACCACCAATGAGAATCAAAGATAAAAAGACTTTGAAGATTGTTAAGGTGAAAAAGAAACAAATGATTGGACAACCAATCAAAGAAGAAGTTGAACTTGGTGAGGGATATGAGAAAGAGGTTCTTCTTGTTCTTAAAGATGCTGGTATCTCTGGAAGTTTCAGAAGTGGTAGACTTTATGTGGACAAACAAGATGTGAAGGATGCAAGATCAGCTCTTAAAGACTCAGACAAATTTAGATCTTTACCAAGGATAGTGGGTGAAGAAGTTGAACTTGATGAACGAGACAAAAAAAATAGGTATGTAAGACCTATGGATAGAAAATTTAGTGATACTCAAAAGTCAAATATACAAATCAATCAAGAGGTTCAAGGATTATATGATAGAATTATGGGTAAAACTGGTATCAAGTACAAAAGAGAATATATGAGAGGGGTGCCTGGACGTAAAAATAAACAAACTCATGCTATCGTTGTTAATAAAAAAGATAAAAATGCAGCTAACAAAGCAGTGAAAAACTATAATTTTTCACCTATTGAAAAAGAGGTATTTGTAAGAAAAGGTCATTTTGTTGTTGTTGCAGTTGATAATCTAGATGATAGAGACAGTTGGTACGATAAAGGTATGCAATCATTAAAACAAGAATATATTCCAGAAGGTCTTGAACTTGACGAAAATGCATCAAAGGCGTTTGACAGAATAATTAAAGATGGTGGGATTGACAAGAAAGATTTTCAAAAGGCAAAACAATTATACATGAAAAAAGATTTAACAGGCCTTAGAAAATTTATCTATAATCTAGATACTGCTGCACTAGAGGCAATCATGGATGTCATTTCAAGAAATGATTCAAAGGCATTTATGAAGATGTATCCAAGATCACAAGGGGGTGACTATATGTCAAGTATTGCATATGCTCACAGGAACGATTAACAACTGCTAACACTTACGAGGAGAAGTAAAATGGCATATTTTGAAACAAAGTCAGGCAGTCTTGAGGAATCAATTCGTAAGGCTGTTGGTGAAAAACTTGTTGGGGGACAAAAGAAACTTGACAAAGATAAAGATGGAGACATTGATGGTAAAGACTTTGCAATGTTAAGAAAAGATGCAAAGAAAAAAAAGGACGAAAGTGTCGATGAAGGTAAGATGAAACAAATGGCATCTCTTATTGATGATATTGCAAACGCAATGAAAAAAGATAAGATGATGAAATCATTTGCAGACAAGTTCGTAAAGGACGCACAAAAAACTCTAGACCCAAGGAAGTCACTAGAGAAGGTATTACCAGATTATGTCCCTGGCAAAGATATTGCGAAACTGTTGAACATGGGTGAAAACTATGATATTGGCACACCAGAAAATACAATGGCAAAATTGGATGCAACTCCTGGCCAGTCACAAGATGATTGGCAACAACAAGTGGATACCATGCAAAAGAAAAATGCATCTATGAGAGAAACACTTGCTAAGATGTGGGGCATGGGAGAGGGTCATAATCCTTTTAAGACAGAGGGTGGACATCTACCAAGTGAAAAGAAAAAAAAAGATGAAGATAAAACCATGACTGGTAAACCAATGACGAAAGTTAATATTGATCCAGATATGAAAGAAGTCAAAGTCGGAAAGAAGAATGTCAGGTAATGAAAAGTTTTTCAGATGTCTTAGAAGCCAAAGTCGCAACAGAGGACTTGCCTTCCATATACTGTGATATGGACATGGTTCTCTGCGACTTTATGAAAGCCGCAGATCATGTGGTAGGTGGTTCGTTTGTTCAGGCAGATAAAGTAGACAGATGGAATAAGATAAGTAATACGAAAAACTTTTGGGCAAATCTAGAGTGGATGCCTGGGGCAAAAAGATTGTATTCATTCATCATAAAATATGATGCATACATACTTTCTGCTTACTCAAAACGAGATGCAAACTCTCGGCCAGGCAAAATGAAGTGGTTACAAAGAACGGACTTCAAAAGGAGTAAAATACATTTGGTAAGAAGAGATCAGAAACAAGCATTTGCGAAAGATAGTGATGGTGAACCAAATGTTCTTATTGATGACTATATTAAAAACATAAAAGAGTGGGAAGCAAAAGGTGGCATAGGAATACATCATACATCAGTTCCCAAAACTATAAACGACTTGAAGCGTTTAGGTTTTAAATAATTATAAATAATAGTAAAATAAGGAGAGGAAAATGCCTTTTGGAAAAAGTTTTAATGTAGTTTTGGAAAGTGCAAGTGAATCAGAAAATGATGCATTTCTACTACTAGATAGCACAGCAGATGGTGTTGACGTAGAGGACAGAGTTATTGCTGTCGATGCTAGTCAGTCTGAAGCTAAACCAACATATTTAACAGAACGTGCAAACGGAGAAAGTGATTACGCAAAAGAAAAGGTAGTCGCAAATAGATCTGGTTGGGTGTTTACACCTGGCAACCCTAATTCTGGAAATGACAACAAGGGAGCACAACCAGAGGTTCTAGTTTGCAGCAGAAACTTGCAGAAGTCTATTGACGTTCCAACACCCACACATATTACTTTGGGTAGCACGACTGATAAGACAGCATTTTTCCCAGATGGAGATACGTTTACTGGGGCTGCATCATCATCACTTGGAGATGTGACTGCATACATTTACTTCAACGAACCAATCCATGTGACAGGCACACCACAACTGCAACTTAAACAAGCAACTGCATTAGGTTCAAACTTTGGTACGATTATGGATTTCAACTCTAGTGTTTCAGTATTGTCTGAAGGTATCATGGCATTTTCACTACCAGCATCTGAAGACACTAGAACGTCAAATGTTACGAACAACACACTGGGTATCAACTCTGATGATGCAATCTCTTTGAACAGTGGAACGATTCAGAAACTTGTAGATGACGATAAAATCAGAATGGAGAGTGGAACAACTGCATTGGATGATACTGATGAACAAGACTCATTTATTCTACTTGATGC